TGAAAATCCTCCTTACGTAAACTTTTGATTTAATTATAAGTTATTTGTTGCATAACTGCAACTAAAATTTACAATTTTGAAAAAAATAGTTGCATTAAGTAAACCTGTGTGGTATAGTTGAGAAAACACAACGAAAGGAGGCGAAAATATGAAATACGACTACCGACGATTAAGGGGTTTGATAAAAACTCGATTTAATTCAGAGAGCGAGTTCGCAAAAGTCTTGGGTATGAATAGGTCTACACTTTCGCTTAAATTGTCGAATGAACGAGACTTCACAATAGCGGATATTCAAAGAATTTCTAAGGAACTCCTTATTCCGCTCGACGAGGTAGGGGTATATTTTTTTACCCCTGAGGTTGAGAAAAAGCAACAATATACGCGCTAAAGATCAAAAAGAAGTGAGGTGTAGAAGAAAATGGATAAAGAATTATTAGATTTCGGGCAGTATCTCAAATCGATGCTTAGCGAGACACAAATTAGGATACTTGCTATTTGCTTAACCAATTCAATCCCGGTCTGCTTCTACGGCATCGGCCTCGGGAAGTCCACTTTCGTGGAAATTCTACGCAATGCCAATTTTGAAGAGGTCTATGCGCCGGAAGACTGTGACAGCTGTAGCGATCAGCTGTCTGTCTTAGATAAACCGGGCGCCGTGGCTCTGTGCATGAAAAAAGGATCTTTCGACAGGCCATTACCGGAAAATCCTTTTTCAAAAAGTGTCATTTATGCAGTTCTCGCGGGTGTTTTAGCACATACACGTTGAACTCATAATTTGACTCTTTGCCTAAATTTTTACCGCTCAAAGGAAAGAGGTGATCAAAATGGAAATCGCGCTGCTATCAAAAGAAGAAGCACGGCGGCTACTCAAAATTTCACGGTCGACATTTTGGCGGCTGGAGAAGAAAGATATCATCCGGCCGGTGCAATCGCTTCTACCGACGCGGCGATACAGACTTGCCGATATTGAAAAACTGGTAATGAGATAAGGAGGACTCAACATGATTGACAAAATGATGAATTGGCTATGGTTATTTGTTTTCGTGACAATGCTCATCGCAGTCGTGGAGAAGCTGTCATGCGTACGTTTTTAATCACATTTACGGCAATTGTTTTCTTAGCCGGTTACACAGTACAGCCGCCGGAAAAGACGGTACCGTACAAAGTAACACTCCGGAATGGCGAAAGTGTGTGGGACGCTTGCGCAAGGGTCGCTAGTGATAAGGACCACATGCAGGAGCTGGTCTATAACGCACTGAAAGAAAACCGCATCAACGATCCCGGCAATGTTCAGCCGGGGACAGAAATCGTTATCAGAGTAAAGGAGATGAAATAAAGATGGCTTGTAGAGGAGACGTCGATACTGAAGATTTAGAACGGATAGTCTCTATCGCACGCAGTGGAGAAAATATACTCTGTGGATATTTTAAAGATTTCGAAAGCTGCCTGTCTGTTGAACAGAAAGAAAGAGTGATAGCTGCTACGGATTTCTTTGAAATGCTATCGAATCACTTAGAAACACTAACGGCAGCTGTCGAGGCTATGAATTACAGAGAGGAGATGTATGAATGCGGAGAAGATTATTAACTATTTTATTCACATTGTTAGCGCCCTTCGCGGCGCATGCGGAATGGCTCATCGCAGAATGCAGCGCTTATACGCCTTACGATTGCGGGACTATTACTGCGACGGGCGAAACAGTCCATGTTGGCGGGGTCGCTTGTAACTTCCTACCTTTCGGTACAGTCGTCATCATCGACGGCAGGGAGTATGTAGTCAATGACCGCTGCGGCATAGATAACTGCATAGATATTTTCATGGAGAGCTACGAAGACGCTATCGAATTTGGAAGACAGCACAAGGAGGTTTATATCAAGAGATGAATCCGAGTATGCAACCAATTATTAATAAATACACCATGCTGTATGTGGCACATCCTTTTGGAGGAAACTTGGACAATATCGCACGTGCTGAAATCCAGCTGTCCAAACTACGAAATTTGCTGCCCCGGCATACGTTGATATCGCCGATTCACAATTGGAGCTACTTAGATTATGGGATGACGAATCAGGTAGTGGCAATCAGCGACTGCGTAAGCCTGCTTCTCCGCTGTGATGCTCTCATATTGACGGGGCGTTGGGAAGAATCCGCAGGCTGCCGGGCAGAGTACATCGCCGCGAAAGTAAAAGGTTTACCAGTTTTCACTTTCAGCAACAACGACCTGCAACGCATATAAAAGGAGGATTTATGAAAAAGACAAAAATAAACAGGCTGTACGACCTGTACGTAGACAATCCCGCGATTAAAGATCAGGAAGCCGCGGAACTGCTGGACACGGATTACCGAGCTATAGGCACCATGAAACGACGGCTTAGAGACCACGGATACATCCAAATCGAGGATAACAGCGAAGTATCTATCCTCATGCCGTATAAAGATCAAGCAGAAAAAGGAATCGGCGGACTTCGGATCGAAGTTGTTCTGGAAATGCTGGAGTACTACCGAGAAGATTTCCGCGGGCAAGAAACTTTTGCTGAACGGATGAAAGTCGGCAGAGAAATCCGCCTGCTGTTAGACATGATCCGCTAGAGGGAAGGAGGCGATTATATTGCTTGAATGCACAGGATGCCCGCATTACGGATACTGCATACCCGACGATTGCGCGGACATGAAAAAGACCCATGAACAGCAGCCACTGGTCAAGGGTCAAAGAAGAAAAACTTCTGTCTCAAGGATACTACAAAGAAAGCGAAAAGACAATGGACTACAAAACTTTTATTGACTCAAAAAGCCGAATAACTGAAAGTCACGGGTTTGAAATATCCGCAGAAAATCTTCATCCTAACCTGTTTAATTTCCAGCGGGATATCGTCCGCTGGGCACTTGCTAAGGGCCGCGCCGCTATTTTTGCCGACTGTGGACTTGGAAAAACTCTGATGCAGCTTTCGTGGGCAAGTGAAGTGGCACAACACGAAGGAAAACCTGTTTTAATCTTAGCCCCACTGGCGGTTTCCGCGCAGACAGTAGCCGAAGGGCAGCGCTTTGGGATCCCTGTCCATCTTTGCGAAAAAGCAGAAGACGTAATGCCGGGAATCAACATCACGAATTACGAAAAACTGGATCGCTTTGATACGTCCGTTTTTGCCGGTGTAGTGCTGGATGAGTCGTCTATCTTGAAATCGTTTACCGGCAAAGTCCGAACTCAGCTGATCGAGTCGTTCAGCCGTACACCGTACCGGTTAGCATGCACAGCTACGCCCGCGCCGAATGACTTCATGGAACTTGGTAACCATTCTGAGTTCTTAGGGGTTATGTCACGGACAGAGATGTTGTCTATGTACTTCGTTCACGACAGCGGGGAAACGTCTAAGTGGCGGCTCAAAGGCCATGCAGAGACTAGCTTCTGGCGATGGATGGCCAGCTGGGCTGTCGTTCTGGATAACCCGAAAAGCTTAGGCTACGAAGACGAGGGTTACACGCTTCCTGAAATCCGCATGCACGAGATTATCGTTGACGGCGATGCCCCGGTAACCGAAAAACTAACTCTGACGCAAAGGCGATCCGCTCGGAAAGAATCACTGCAAGACCGCTGCCAAGCGGCAGCGGAACTGGTCAATAACAGCACGGGGCAGTGGCTCGTATGGTGTGATCTCAACGCGGAATCTGAAGAACTTCACCGGGTATGCAATCTGTCACAGGAAGTAAAAGGCGCTGACAAAGCTACCCATAAAGTAAACGCTATGACAGGCTTTTCCGTGGGGCTGCTGAAGTGCCTGATCACGAAACCGAGCATCGCAGGTTTCGGGATGAACTGGCAAAACTGCCATAATGTCATTTTTGTAGGACTGTCAGATAGTTACGAACAGTTTTATCAAGCGGTAAGACGATGCTGGCGATTTGGACAGAAAAAAGCGGTGGACGTGTACATCATCATATCGGCAAAAGAAGGATGCGTGAAAGAGAACATCGAACGCAAAGAGGCGGACAGCCGTAAAATGCGAAACGCTATGATCACACTGACAAAGCAAGCGGTCAGGGAAGAACTGAACGCAACCTGCCGCGTTATGGCAAAATACGAGCCCAGCGTTGATATGGTTTTACCAAAATGGGCAGAAATGGAGGTGGCATAGCATTTGAAAGTGATTAATCAATATGTTTCAGACCAGGTGTCCCTGTACAATGGCGACTCGATAGAAATACTTAAGGGCTTGCCGGAGCACTGCATACATTATGCAATGTTCTCTCCGCCGTTCAGCAGCCTATACACGTATAGCAACAGCGACCGTGACATGGGCAACAGCACCGGAGATGACCAGTTCTACCAGCATTTTCTTTTTCTAGTAAAAGAACTGGCACGGGTCATTATGCCGGGGCGGCTGGTCTCTGTACACTGTATGGACATCCCGAAAATGAAAAGCAGGGACGGCGTTATCGGGCTTAAGGATTTTCCCGGAGAGCTAATTCGGGAATTTGAAAATGCAGGCTTTATCTACCACAGCCGCGTCGTCGTCTGGAAAGACCCATTGGTAGAGGCTACCCGGACAAAAGCACTGGGGCTTATGCACAAACAGCTGTGCAAGGACTCCGCGATGTGCCGAATGGGGCTGCCGGATTATGTATTGACTTTCCGGTTACCGGGGGACAATCCGGAACCGGTCAGCCATGAAAATGGGCTTAGCCGATTCTATGGCGATGATGAACCGGAAGGTATAAAAGGTGTAAGGCCAGAACCAGACGCAGATCTAGTAGCTAAAAAAGAAAAGTATAACACCGAACCTGTTTATAGCCACCAAGTATGGCGGCGGTATGCGTCCCCCGTGTGGATGGATATCCGGCAAAGCAACACGCTGAACCGGACAGCCGCCAGAGATGAAAAAGATGAACGCCATATCTGTCCGCTACAGCTGGATTTAATAGCCCGCTGTCTGGAACTCTGGACAAACCCGAACGACATCGTTTTAGATCCGTTTACCGGTATCGGCAGTGTTCCCGTCGTAGCTTTACAGATGGGGCGCCGGACTATGGGCTTTGAATTAAAAGAATCTTATTTTAAGCAGGCAGTGCTTAACTGCCAGAAAGAGGAAAATCATGATAACAGTAACATTTGAAGGATCCGCAGCCGAAGTACTTAGCGAAATGCAGGTGTTTTTGAAAAATACAGCCGCCCCGAAGGGAAGTACTGTAGAAGTTACGCCGGAAAAGATAACTATTGCAAGTACTGCTGCTCCGCAGATCAGCAAGGTTAAAATACCTGATTCGGTACCTAAAGCAACTAAATCGCCCGCTGCCCCAGTACAGGCCCCCACTGTCCCAGTAGCCCCGGCTAAAGAATACACACAGGCCGAAATTCTTGCAGCTTGCGGACCGCTGATGGACGCTGGGAAAGTACCGGAACTGACACAGATTATTCAAGAGTTCGGAGTAGCTTCCATGATGGAAATTCCACAGGAAAAGTACGGCGAATTAGCAGTTAAGCTCCGCGCGATGGGGGCTAAGTTATGACACAGCACGCCTTATTAAGCGCCTCAGGAGCGCATAAGTGGCTCGTGTGCACAGCATCAGCAAGGCTGGAGGCAGAGTTCCCCGACGCAACTAGCGAATTCGCCCGCGAGGGAACGCTGGCACACTCGATCGCCGAACTGAAATTACGGCGGTATGCTATCGAGCCGATGAGCCCCGCCACATTTACCCGGCGGATGAATAAACTGAAAAAAGATCCTCTGTATCAAAAAGAAATGGATGGCTATACGGAGGAATATCTGGACTGCATTAAGCAGATCATGCTGGCTTATGACACAAAGCCCTACGTAGTAACTGAGAAAAAAGTTGATTTCAGCCAGTTCGTTCCGAAAGGCTTCGGCACTGCCGACTGCCTAATCATGACACCAGACGCCTTGCATGTTGTGGATTTTAAATACGGTAAAGGCGTACCGGTAGACGCCAAAGACAACCCGCAGCTGAAGCTATACGCTCTGGGAGCTCTGTCCGAATACGGGCTGCTGTATCAGTTTAAAACAATCCACATTCACATCGTACAGCCGCGGCTGAAAATCTTAGGAACAGATACATTCTCACGAGCTGCGCTTACAGACTGGGGTAACTCCGTCGTAAAACCGAAAGCCAAAGAAGCGTTTGACGGCCCGGGAGAATTTCATCCCGGAGATCACTGCCGATTCTGCCGGGCGAGGGCTCAATGCAAAGCGAGATCCGAGTATTACGCTGCTTTAGCGGAAACGGCCAAAGAAAACGCCAACCCTGCGTTAATTACGATGACCGAACTGGGGGAATACCTCAAAAAAGCCGGAGCTTTGAAAAAATGGGCGGAAGATCTGCAAGCATACGCGCTATCCAGCTGCCTTTCTGGTAAAACAGTACCGGGATGGAAAGCCGTAGAAGGCCGCGGCAGCCGCGTATTCACGAGTACCGATGAGGCGTTTAAAGTCCTCACGGACAATGGGATTGATGAGTCCCTGCTGTACAGTCGTGCACCGGCTACTTTGGCACAGACAGAAAAAATCGTAGGCAAAAAAGTATTCGAAACTCTACTCAGTAAGTATGTAATTAAAAACCCCGGAAAGCCGACACTGGCACCGGAATCAGACAAACGAGAAGCAATCAGCAATGTGGTATCTGCAAAAGATATATTCAAACCTGTAGGAGGTAACTAATCATGGAAAACACAAACATCGTATTAAGAAATGTCAGACTCAGCTATGTACACATTTTAAAAGCCTATGCACGAATACCCGGCGCCGAGGCGAAGTACCAAACGACAATTCTCGTACCGAAAACGGACATTGCGGCAAAGGCGGAAATTGACCGTGCTATCGAAGCCGCTAAAGCAAACGGAATTACCGGTAAATGGAACGGCGTAGCCCCGGTTATCGTCGCCACCCCAGTACATGACGGAGATGGGCTTACCCAAAATGGCGCCGAATACGGCCCTGAATGTAAAGGCCATTGGGTATTCACTGCGTCAAGTGCCGCCGATAAGCCCGTAGAGGTAGTAGACGCCAATTTAAATCCGCTTATTTCACCGATACAGATCTACAGTGGTATCTACGCTAATATCTCCGTTAATTTCTTCCCGTATAACTTTCAAGGTAAAAAAGGCATCGGCTGTGGGCTCGGCCCCGTGCAGAAAGTTGCCGACGGCGAACCTTTAGGCGGACAGGCGCCGACTGCTAAATCCGTATTTACCGCTGCGCAGCCTTCTGCCGTGCAGAAAGTGAATCCATTAACCGGGCAGCCGATGTAAATAGTGGAGGCCCTTAACCGGGCCTCTTTCATTATTATCTGAAAGGCTCATTATGAAACACCTCAGTATAGACATTGAAACTTTTTCAGACGTAGATATTAAAAAATCCGGTCTGTTTAAATACTGCGAGTCCCCCGTCTTTGAATTATTGCTTTTTGCATATGCCTACGACTTCGGAGATGTCCATGTCGTGGATCTGGCACAAGGAGAGAAAATCCCAGATTCTGTTATATCCGATCTGAATAATCCCGAGGTTATCAAACACGCATATAACGCGTCATTTGAAATCACAGGGCTCAACCGCTACGGATATGCTACTTCCCCGGAGCAGTGGCGCTGTACAATGCTTCACGGTTTATATCTTGGCTATCCGGCGGGGCTGGCTTTCTTAGGTGCTGCGTTAGGTATTCCCGAGGACAAACGGAAATTATCCACCGGCAAAGCACTTATCCGTTATTTCTGCGTACCTTGTAAACCGACAAAACGAAATGGGGGGCGAACCCGCAACTTACCGAAACACGATATAGATAAGTGGCATTTATTCAAAGAATACAACGCGCAGGATGTAGTTACCGAAATGGAAGATTACCGGCGGCTATCTGCCTACCCCGTACCGGGCTGGGTACAGGATGACTGGGTCATCGATTACGAACTAAATCGACGAGGCATTCAGCTTGACATGGATCTAGTTCGAGGAGCTCTGGCCATCGACGATCAACATAAGACAGAACTCGTGGAAAAAGCCATACAAATAACCGGACTTACCAATCCGAACAGTCGCAATCAGCTACTCACGTGGATTAACAATAACTCCGATCTGAAATTGGAAAAACTTACAAAAGAAACCGTGGCCGAGAGCCTGCAGATTGCAGAGGATCAAGTGGCCGAAGTACTGCATATCCGACGGGCTTTAGCAAAAAGCAGCATTTCTAAATATGAATCTATGAAGAATGCTGTGTGCGCTGACGGACGTATCCGCGGCGTGCTGCAGTTCTACGGGGCTAACCGAACAGGGCGTTGGGCAGGGCGGCTGGTACAAGTGCAGAATTTACCGCATGACGTGCCCGTGGCTATGGATACGGCCATCAGATTAGTTAAAAACGGAAATGCCCGCGGTGTCAAGCTTATGTACGGCCATATATCAACTTCTTTATCTCATTTGATCCGTGCGGCTTTCGTCGCTCCGGAGGGGAGCCTGCTCTGTGTATCGGACTTCTCAGCCATCGAGGCGCGCGTACTGTCATGGCTCGCTGATGAGAAATGGCGGCAGGATGTTTTCGCAAAAGGCGGAGATATCTATTGCGCTTCTGCGTCCAGTATGTTCGGCGTGCCCGTCGAAAAACACGGAATCAACGGACACTTGCGGCAGAAAGGCAAAGTGGCAGAACTAGCGCTGGGTTATCAAGGGGGGCCTCCGGCTCTTATTACAATGGGCGCTCTGAAGCAGGGACTTACCGAAGACGAACTGCCGGATATTGTTCACCGATGGCGCGGAACTAATCCGCGCATCTGCGGCCTCTGGTATGACGTAGACGGTGCGGCGCTTTCTGTCATGTCCGACGCCTGCCCTGTAGGTCTTCCGCACGGGATACTTATTTCGCGAGAATGTAATCTCATATACGGGTATGACTACTTGACGATACAGCTGCCAAGCGGACGGAAATTATACTATCCGCAGCCGTATATCAACGAAAATCAATTTGGTAAGCCTGCATTACATTACCGAGTACAGGCAGGAATCAAGTGGAGCCACACATCAACCTATGGCGGTAAGCTAGTAGAGAACATCACACAAGCAATCGCGCGGGACTGTTTAGCGCTGGCAATCAACCGACTCGTAAAAGCCGGATACAAACCGCTTATGCATATTCATGATGAAGTGGTACTCGAAGTACCGAAAGATAAGATTCATGAAGATGAAATAGATAGGATTAACCAGATTATGTGTGCACCGATACCGTGGGCGCCGGGGCTGCTGCTTAACGCTGACGGCTTCATAAGCCCGTACTATACAAAAGACTGAAAGGGGGGGGAGTACTTGAATTACGACAGAAAACTGACTATCAGCATCGGAAACAGCCGCATGTCTAAACAATGGACAGCGGCAGAGTGCATGTGGTCGGAATTTATCGAAAAGCTACGCACGCCGCAGCGAACAGCCGAGCTATACGAAGAATATATCCGGATGGGCAAAGCACAGCAAGGGGCGCTGAAAGATATAGGTGGTTTTGTAGGGGGCGCATTAAAAGGACCACAGCGTAAAGCATCTGCAATTACCGGTCGTGATCTGGTTACATTAGATCTGGACAACATCGCAACCGGAGAAACGGATAACGTTATCCGCCGGGTAAACAGCTTAGGAATCGGATATGCCATTTATTCTACACGGTCTCATGCGCCTTACCGTCCACGACTCCGGGTAATTATACCGCTGGATAGGACAGTAACCGCTGATGAGTATGAACCTATCGCGCGGAAACTGGCGAGCTTGATCGGGATAGAACTTTGTGACCCGACGACTTTCGAGGCGTCAAGGCTTATGTACTGGCCCGGGTGCAGCAAAGACAGTGAATACATATTTAACTATGCCGACGCACCATTTGTCAGTTCTGATGGGATTTTAGGGCAGTACGAGGACTGGCACGATGTAATGACATGGCCGCAGGTACCGGGAAAAGAACTAAAAGCAAAGATACTACTATCTAAGCAGGCAGACCCGACAAAGAAACAGGGAATCGTCGGCTCATTTTGCCGTACGTACGATATCCGAGGCGCCATACAAGCCTATATTCCGAACGCATACACAGAAACAGACCATACCGACAGATTGACATATACCGGTGGTACAACCGTAGCCGGGGCAGTGTTGTACGACGATGATAAATTCTTGTACAGCCACCACGCAACGGATCCATGCAGCGGGCAGCTGGTTAATGCCTTTGACCTTATCCGCATCCATAAGTTCAGCGGCAATGACGATAACGTCAAAGAAAACACGCCAATTAATCAAATCCCGTCGTATCGGGCGATGAAAAAGCTGGCTATGCAAGACAGCGCAGTTATGACTGACCTGAACATGACCGCTGCGATTCATGCGTCAGATGTGTTTTCTTCAAACACCGGCAAAAGTGATCAAAAACCAGCTGAGGGCGTCAACTGGATGCAGGAAGCGAAACTGGCGTATGACGACAACACCGGACGGCCGAAAAAGACGATGGACAACATTATCCGAATTTTAAACCACGACCCGGAACTGGCAGGGAAAATCGCCATCGATGAGTTCTCTACCCGGGGGCTGGCGCTGGACAGCTTGCCGTGGAATACCTGCGACCTGAAACGACAGTGGACAGACACGGACGACGCGGGGATCGCATGGTATCTGGAGGATAGATATGGTATTACGGGACGCGACAAAATTAGCGGAGCCCTTATGCTCGTATCAGAGCAGCAACGGTTTAACGATGTTAAGGATTATCTTCTTAGTGTGTCCTGGGATGGTGTTTTTCGCCTTGATATGGCCTTCCATGACTACTTAGGCAGTAAAGATACTCCGTACACCCGCGGGGCGGCCAGAAAGTCATTTACGGCAGCCGTAGCACGTGTTATGACGCCTGGGTGTAAGTATGACTACGTTCCGGTATTTATTGGCCCGCAGGGAATAGGGAAAACCACGTTTTTGAGGACAATTGGAAAAGGCTGGCACAGCGACAGCCTGCAGAGTTTTCACGGGAAAGAAGCAGCGGAACTTATACAAGGTATATGGATCAATGAAATCGGAGAAATGACAGGATACAGCAAATCTGGAGATAACGAAATCAAGCAGTTTCTTTCCCGCTGTGATGACGTATACCGGCAGCCCTACGGCCGGCACACGGGGAGATACCCCCGAAAGGGCGTATTTTTCGGCACATGTAATGACCATGATTTTCTGAAAGATCCTACCGGAAGCCGTCGATTCTGGCCGATTGACGTAGGCGTCGAACCAGTAACGAAAAGCATATGGCAGGACCTACCAGATGAAGTAGACCAGCTATGGGCAGAAGCCGTGATGCGGTGGAAACAGCATGAACCGATATACTTTGAAGATCCAGCTATAGAAGCAATGGCTAAACAGGAACAAGACAGACACCGCGAAGACAGCGCAAAAGACGGACTGATTCAGGACTTTCTAGACCGGTTAATTCCGATAGAATATGATTCCATGTCGCTGGCAGCCCGGAGGATGTACTGGTCCGGCAACGCTACGGGGATCACTGGCACAAAGCTGCGAGATAAGACTTGCGCGCTGGAGATCTGGTGCGAGTGCCTCGGCGGCGAGCCCCGCAGCATGAAACGGGCGGACGCCCGGGAAATCAATCAAGTGTTATGCCAACTTCCGGAATGGAAAAGAAATGTATCCCGGAGGCGGTATGGATATTGTGGAACACAGCGAGGCTTTGAAAGAATAATTATTCATGATAAGGGATAAATATTCTTAATAAACTGTTAATGTGCTGTGAACATTCAATGTGCACATTCAAGGCCTTATTGAGAATAAAACACAGCTTAATCGAGAACTAAAGAGGATTTTAAGAAAAGCCAAAGAGAATTTTAATTATTAGGGAATACCTAAAACGTGAACATTAAAAAAGTTTGTTCACGCCTAAAGTTCACGGCAGTTAAACGACTATATCTATCTAAACTAACTAACGTGAACAACGTGAACATAGATATGAAGAGTTTAGAAAAACAAGGAGTATTGAACAAGGTGTACGGTAATTGTACCTTACGCGCCAGAAATAAAAATAAAATGTTGACCCCTGCGCGCGTGCGAATAAAAATTTTATATACATATATAGGCGAATACAAAAAGTATTTTCATGCAAGGAGGGTAAATCATGCAAGTAGTTAAACACTCGGAAAGAGATGCCGAAAAGTTATTAGTTAGCAAGATTAAAAAACTTGGCGGCAGGGCCTATAAATTTACGTCACCCGGCAGCGCCGGGGTACCCGACAGGATTATCATTCTCCCGGGAGGGTACGTAGAATTTGTAGAAATGAAATCTGAAACCGGGATGCTTAGCATTCTTCAGAAGATATGCATATCTCACTTACGGGCATTGGGGTGCCATGTTGAAGTGCTATACGGAGTGAAAGACGTAGACACTTATGTAACTCGCGTGAAGAAAATGATAAAAAACGGAGGCGCAGTATGAATTTTGTGCCGCATCAGTACCAGCAGTACTGCATGAATCGAATTGTGCAAGATCCAGCTGTCGGGCTATTTCTTGATATGGGTCTTGGAAAAACGATTATCACGTTGTCCGCGATTAACGAATTAAAGTACGGGCGGTTTCAGGTAAAGAAGGTATTGATTATAGCCCCGAAAAAGGTAGCCGAGGCAACGTGGCAGCGCGAGGCGGCAAAATGGGGCAACGTAAGCCATTTAAGGATTTCCACTGTACTCGGCAGCACGTCTAAACGTATTCGGGCATTACATACGCCGGCGGATGTTTATATTATTAATCGGGAAAATGTGGTGTGGCTGGTGGATTACTATAAAAACGACTGGCCTTTTGACATGGTGGTAGCCGATGAAATGAGTAGCTTCAAAAACCATCGTGCAAAGCGATTTAAGGCCTTAGCGGCTATCAGGAGTCATATTACTCGTTTGGTGGGCTTGACAGGCACTCCTAGCCCGAATGGGTTATCAGATTTATGGAGTCAGGTGTATCTTTTGGATCAAGGTGAACGATTGGGTAAATATTTTACACATTTCCGGGAACGATACTTTGAGCCCGGGCGGCGGTGCCGCGAAGTGGTGTACTCATACGATCCGAAAGAAGGAGCCGAAAAAGCAATTATGGATGCCATTTCCGATATCTGTGTGTCGATGAAGTCAGAAGATTATCTAGAGTTGCCGGAAATTGTTTATCACGATGTTCCGGTAGCCCTTAGCGCCAAAGCACAAAGAGATTATAACGAGCTGGAGAAAAAAATGGTTTTAGATTTAGGTGATGACCACGTACTTGATGTTACCAGTGCGGCAGCACTGTCCAATAAACTGCAGCAGCTGGCTAATGGAGCTGTGTACACAGACGATGGCGAATGGCAAGAGATTCATAATGATAAGATAGAGGCCTTTATGGAGTTGATAGAACAGCTTAACGGGAAGCATGCGATCGTGTTTTATAACTTCCGGCATGACTTAGATCGTCTAAGAGCCGCATTGCAGAAAACCAATTTACATGTACGTCAATTACAGACGTCAGCGGACGAGTTGGATTGGAACGCGGGCAAGGTGGATATTTTACTGGCCCATCCGGCCAGTACTGCTTATGGTTTAAATCTTCAGGACGGTGGGAACCATGTTATTTGGTTTGGGCTAAATTGGTCTCTGGAATTATATCAGCAGGCTAATAAGCGATTACATAGGCAAGGTCAAAAAAATAGAGTCATTGTTCATCAGTTGATCTGTGAGGGTACCCGTGATGAGGATTTGGCTAGGGCGTTACTCATGAAAGATGCGGCGCAGCAGTACGTAATGGATAGCTTGAAAGCCAGAGTAGATAAGTATAGGAGGCAACAATGACAGAGATTTTGATTTTCGTAATTGGCGCGTGGATTGGCGCTATCGTCGGTGTCGTAACAGTAGCGTTGTGCGTCGCGGCAGGCAGGAGGAGAAATGACGGTTAAAGAGTTTTTGAGGTCGGTCAGAGAACAGGACAGATTGCTGCGTGCGTATGAGCAGGAATTAGAAGATCTAAGGCGCAGAGCGTATAACATCTCAAGTCCGAAACTTGGCGATAAGATACAGTCAAATCATTTAGCTACTCTTGATGAGATCGTCGATAAGTTGGATTCACAAATTGAAAAAGTAAATGCCGCATGGGACGAGTTGATCGATAAACGAGATCAGGCTAAAGCGTTGATTGATAGCGTGGATGACGAGAGTAGCAGATGTGTGTTGTACAGGTACTATATTCTCACGCAGCCGTGGGAGCAGATAGCTGTTGAAATGAGTTATACAATACGCTGGGTTTATAAGCTGCACGGAAGAGCACTGCAAATTTTAGAAAAAGAGTTCACTAAAATTCATTATAATTCACTATGAAGTGTGATATTATGGTAAAGGGAAATTTAAGGATGAACCTCCTTTCCGCAAAAAGCACATGTCACTCCCCGGCATGTGCTTTTTGTTTACCTTTTTAGTGTTTCAATAGATGAACAATGGGGGGTATGTTTCGGAATTTTACAGCACAGAACCGCAATTCGGCGGGTCCTTTTTAATTTTTCTCAACAGGTGCGTTTTAACAGACAGGTGTACAGTAAATGACAAATACGGCAAGAAACAGGGCGATTAAAAAACTAAATAACTACATCTGGACACTGCAGCATAGGTGCGACACGATCAACAAAGTTAATGAAAATCTCATCATGCAGTATTGCCGGTTTACTGTTTTAGCCGAAGAAATATCTCAGGAATTAACTGCTAACTTAGACAAAATGGATGCGGCTAATGTTGAGGCGCATCTGCGGCGGTATGAACAGTTTAATAAAACGGCACTGGGGATTTATAAGGCGCTGAAGTTCGACAAAATAAAGGATGAAGAGGCTGACAACGGAAATCCCTTCACACGAATGCTGGCCGAATCGCAAAAAGATGGCGATTTTTAAACGCTGCAACACGTGCCATCAGCTCTACGACGGGTACAGATGCCCTGTGTGTACCCGCAAATTTGCTAAAAAATATCAGACAGAGAATACAGCAAAAAAAGTATATGCGTCTCGCTTGTGGCAGAAATGCCGTAGAAACGTCCGTATAAAATACATGGATTATGATATATGGCTGCTTGGAATCGGCGTTTTACAGCAGTTAAATAATCCGATTATACATCACATAAAAGAACGAGATGAAAGACCCGATTTGCTATTTGCTTTAGACAATTTGATTACTGTGTCTGAGAAGAGCCACGGAGAAATACACGCGTTGTATAGAGCTGGCGGAGTGAAAAAAGAATATGCACTACAAAGGATAGCAAGCGGTATAACAGAATTTGAAAAGAGGTTTGGTGATGGTTGAAGATGAAATTAAGCTGCTGAAAGTACCGGCAGAACTTAACGAATTTATTGGAGACTATTACAAAGCTCTGGTAAAACGGGCAGACAATGAATTGGTAGGGGAGTCGGAATATCGGTGCTTTAAGCGGTTTTTAGATTTGTACAATTCGGGCAAATATAAATTTGCATTTAATGCAATGCGCCGAATGTTTCAGTTTATAAATTTATTGATTTATGTAGATGAGGATGGCAAAGCTAAGCGATTGAATCTGTACCCTGTTCAAAAGTTTATTATGTGCGGGATCTTCGGGTTACGATATCCAGATGGCCGGTATTTGGTTAATACCGCGAAGTTGTATATGGCGCGCCGTAACGGGAAAAGCTTTCTATTGTCCGCCGTACTGCACTATTTAATGGGAATGAGCAAATTCCGGAATGAATTGATTGTTCTCGCGTCGTGTAAAGGGCAGAATGCGACTATTTGCTTTAAAGAATTTTGTAAATTTATTGATAATGATCGCCGCTTGAAGAAGGTTTTCGACAATGTAAACAAGACGGCATGCTGGGCGAAGCATAAAAATACCGGGAACTATTTAGAAATGTTCCGGACAGGTGGGAGTGCGAAGAACTCATTGGATGGGTACACGAACAAAGTAGCTGTTATCGACGAAGAAATGCTCTGTGATGAAATCATCACTAAGACAATACAAGACGGGCAAGCGCATTTTAAAGATGCGTTACTCGTCGCGATGTCTACAGCACAGTTTGAAATCGGCGGAGACAATCATAAAAGTTGGTTGACTTTGAGAAAGATGTTGTACGAAGATCTTTTACCAGATAATGTTTTCTTGTTTTTAGCAGAGCCCGACGCGGCGGATATTCAGAGTAAAGACTATGCGAATATCAAGCTGTGGGGCAAAGCGAATCCGGTACTGCTGTTTGAACAAGACGGATTTACAATTAAAGACCACATCCGGAAAAAATATTTGCAAAAAGCTAAAGAGGCGGTAGCGAAAAAAGGGTTTACGCTGCAGTCGTTTGTGACGAAACAGTGTAACACTTGGTACTCGGCTGAAGATAAACAGGTTTGTACATACGACCAATTGATAGCTTGCGGAACAGATACTACTTTTGAAGACCTGATACAAGCAGGATATAAAGACTGGTACTTAGGAATTGACGCTTCTCAAACGGTCGATTTAACATCGGTGGATTGGCTAACGTATTACGGCGTAGATCAAACAGGGGCGATGGTAGAGAAAGATGCTCCCGCGGCCGGGTATAGATTGTTTATACACAGCGTATCGTGGATGCCCGAAAAGAAATTGCAGGGCCACGTAACGTCAGATAAGTTTTGTTATCGAGACTACCTTGATACAGAACTTTTTTTATGTTCCGGCGCAGGTGGTGAGAATATCGACACGGTACAGGTTTTTGAATACATAGACAAAACTCGGACAGATCAAGACTTACACTACGTAACGATAGCCGCGGATCCATACAACATCGCCGGGATACAAGACCGGTTGTCAGAGATATGCGACACCTTCATTTTGCAAAATCAAAGTCCGAAAGCGCTAAGTCAGTATATCGAGGCGCTGTCGCAGCACTTTAAAGACGGGGTTATTGCATACGCTAAGGGGCGTGAAGATATATTTTTAAAAGCTGTTACGAACTCTTTATTAGTGCGGAACAGTACCGGATTTTATTCTATCGAAAAAATTACTCTTCGCGCAGACAGCAATATTCGAATAGACCCGCTGGACGCGGCGCTGACGGGGTTTATTGCGTGCTACATTGATTTCAATCGGCGTACTCCGTCCGGTGACGAGCTGGTAGATGATTGGTTCGACATGATGAAAGGCAGGTGAGTACATGCTTACAACGGAAGAACTAAAAGATTATCTACATATCCCGTATGACGATGACGACGCTTTTATTCGACGGATTATTGATACAGGTTACGGTTATTTGGAAGACGCAATTGACAATTACAAAGCTCTGTACAAAGCGAATGAGCGGTTTCGGAACAAAGCCGATTTGTGGGTGATGACTCAATGGGGTCCACACGTGTACGACCAACGGGAAGGCATGTCAAGCATTGCGGATGCAGGTCTGAACTATGGAGCGCGGGCGATGCTTACACAATTACAATTTTATCGATTGGAGGAAAAGTAATATGGATTTGAAAATTAATGGGGCCATTGAAGCCACGGCAGATGTAGTTAAAGCATTAAATGAGGCTACGGAAGACGTTACGTTGGTAATTAACTCTCCCGGAGGCAGCGTACTTGAAGGGCTGCAGGTGGTTAACGCGATCAGGAATTGCAAACAGAAAGTAACGGCTAAAGTGGAAGTTATGGCGTGTTCGATGGGCGGGGTTGTTGCGCTGGCTTGCCATCGGTTGATTATGCATAAAGACGATCTGCTCATGCTGCACAATTGCATGTCTTATGCGGAAGGCAATAAAGAAGAAATAGCGAACGCAATTGAATCTATGAAAGCTATCGATGCTGTTTTGCATAGTATCGTGATGGAGCACGCTAAAGATAAAACGTTGGACGCCAGGATTGATAACGGCGAAGTGTGGCTTACCGGAGAACAGGCGGCAGCGATGTTTGACCATGTGACTATTGAAGAGGCTGCTAAAAAGCCCGATATGGTAGCCGTAGCGGGTTTTGCGGGGGTAATACACAAATTACAGGATCTTGAAGCTGAAAAAAAGGAAGCTGAGCGCAAAGCAAATTACAAAGTTCCCGAAGACTTGCAGGCTTTGCTCGACACAGCCGATAAATTGGAGTAACGGCCATGTTAGATAAATTTAAAGCTTTTTTCCGTGGCGGTGTATACGAAAACACGAAAAAGAATTTCTATCCTATCGGCATAGGCCGACGCGTTGCGGTTGCGGCTGGTGGGGATACTATTTTCGCTACATGCATTGAGATTCTTGCTAAAAACATCGGGCAGATCCAGTGGGGTCTGTACGATCCGGGGGGGAATACTCCCGCAGTTTTCAGCCCGCGTTACGAACGGGCGCTTAACGTAGAGCCATACGACGGTATAAATGCGTATGAGTTTTGGCGCTGGATAGAAGTACAGCGGAATGCTTATGGAAACGCCTATGCGTACATTCAGTGCGGCAAATCGGGCGTAGTAGAAAAGTTAATTCCGCTAGACGCGGCAAGTATTAAAGTGTACTGGGATAACGCAGACATACTGCAAGGACAGCGGAAGATGGTATATGAGTACTATGATACACAATCCGGGCACCGCTTTACTATTTTACCTGAAGAAATTTTGCATTTTAAAGCTTTTAGCATTAACGGACTTGTTGGTCGAAGAGCTATTGATGTGCTGATGAATGCACTGAAAGGGTCGGCGGAATCAGAAAGTGCAATGCGCAGCGCAGTGATAAACGGCTTTTCCGGAACAATTGTGTTGTCATATACATCTGATTTGAGCGCGTCAAAGCAGAAGGAACTGCAAAATCAAGTTCGAGAGCTCCTGTCGGACAGCAATAATACGATATTGCCGTTGCCGGCGGGAATGACAGCGACGAATATCTCAAATGCGATTAAGGATTACTATGAATCGTTGCAGCAGACTTCCGCGCAGAAGATTTCGTCATTCTTCGGCATACCGCTTGCAATGCTTAATGTGGGTGGCGGCGCTGGGATGGCTACGTTTTCAACTAATCAAATGGCGCAGTTCTTTAATCAAACGATGATCCCGATTATTACACAGTACGCAGCAGAGTTTCGGCTCAAGCTGCTTGATAGGGCAGACCAAACGAAAGGATATCGATTCCTTAGTGCTGGTGATGTCTTTGATACATTGGACGCTCAGAGTAAAGCAAGCGTTCTCGCGGCTTACACTGGAGCGGGAATATTGACACCTAATGAGGCCAGACGGTCTCTGAGATATCCGGCGATAGACGCACCCGGAGCAGATATGCTCACGCAGCGCGGCGGGACCGGAGCTTTAGGAGATAGCGGCGGTGACGAAGGTGGAAATCCCAGAAGAAAGGAGGGAGGGTAATGATTTTTGATAATTTCGAAAGCATAGAAATCAGCGGAAAGACATACCGTTTAAAACTGACTAATAAAGGCACATATGAAGCTGAAACAAAGTTACGGCATGAGTCCTTGATGAAATTTTTACAGTCAGTTAAAGAGCAGGCGGCTCCGCTGCACGATGTATTTGTGCTGTTTACTCAAGCTCTTATTGACGGCAACGACGGTATGACACACGAAGACGCGGAATGCTTGTATTATGAAGCGATACCGCAGTATTCACCGGCAGTGCTGATGGCTTACGCGTTATCGGCACTGATTAAATCAGGCACGGTAGCTGACCCAAAAAAAGTCGAGGCAGCATTGCCGAAGCCGGAACAGATGAAGGCACTGATGAAAAAAGCAGGCAAAGCGTAAGTCCGGCGGAATACCGAACGTTTCGGGATATGCTGGAAGTGCTTGAAGTTATTGCACTCGGTGAACTCAATCTGACTCCAGAGCAATTCGGAAAGTATACTGTTTCGGAAATCGACGCGATGTTTGATGGTTATTTGCGGCGTTACGATGCGCTGGAGGATTTAATGATCATTAACTGCGCGTTACCGACATACAGAGGTGCCTATGGTCGAAAAGCGCCGACGTATAAGAAATTGACGAAACATCGGCGAAAACGAAACGGACCTGTTCCGAAAATGGATGAGACAGAGGCAGCCTACTGGCGCAGTATTTTGTAAGAAAGAGGTGGATAAATGCTGAAAAGCATAACAATGAAGCGCGATATTGACGCACTGAAAGATGAAATTAAGGCTTTTATCGAAAAGAAAGAAGCCGTACCTGCAGAGAAGCAGAAAGAATTGGAAGATAAGCTTACCGCTTATAGTGAGCAAAAAGCACTGGAAGCCGAAGCAAAAAAGAAAAGTTATTTAAAAGGAGAAAACAAGATGGACAAAAAAAGATTTAATGCAGCACTTAAAAATTTCTTGCTGGGACGCGCGGTGACCGATACTGAATATGCGACCTATTTTGAAGACAAAGCAGCGGGTCAGAATGGCGCAGTTGCCGCTGATGGGGGCGTCCTCATTCCCGAAGAACTGCTGTCCCTGCGGGAAAATAACGGAGTCGGCGTGGATCTTCGTGCTATCGCGACCGCTATCCCGGTAACGACTCGCGCGGGGACGGTACCGTGTATCGATTATGGGCAGGATGTCGAACTGACAGATTTCGAAGAAAATACCGAGATTGCGCAGAAAAAAGGTGTATTTACCAGCGTTAAGTATACGCTGGCATCTAAAGGTGCTATTATTCCGGTATCTCGTGAATTACTGCTGGATGCTAACTCTGACGTACTGGCAATTATCGGAAAGCTTTTCAATCGAGTGTACGGTACCACTGTAAATAAGGACATCTGTGCTAAAGTACTTGCCGCGGCGAAAGAAACTAAGATCGCTGCTATGAATACCGTGGTCACTGTCGATGCGGTTAAAAAAGCTATAATTGAGCTCCCATTGGATGCGGGATCCGGAGCTACTGTTGTTATGAATCAGGTTACGTGGGCGGGTCTTGCACTTGCGAAAGATAAGCAGGACAGATACCTGCTCTCCCGTGACGCTAATAATGCGGCAGTAAAAGAAATCGAAGGGCGCCCGATTATTGTTGTTGAAGGAAGCAATCTTGCGGATAATACTATTCTTGTCGGCGATTTCTCCGCTCTGTATCATATTGCGTATCCGTCTCTCGAAGTCGCGTCTTCTGAAGAAGCAGGGTTTACTAAAAACTCCGTTCTGGTCCGCGCCGTATGCCGTTTCACGGATATCTCTGTTTACGACAAAGCCTTTGTAAAGCTTACTAAGACGCCGTAAGGGGTGCTTTGTGTTTAAGCGAAACCCGGGCCGGTTTTGTCATCGGATTACGCTGCTTAAGCCGTCCGCGCCGGTCCGTGACGAACTGGGCGGCTTAAGCGAAACTACGTACGTTCCGGTGGTTACGTTGTCTGCTATGTGCGAACAGCGTAACCAGAGCCGGCAGCAGATCGTAGGTGATTACGTCACTGTGGATACCCGGTATTTTGTTATTCGAGATGTCCGGGGTATGAGTGCAGTAAAAGGGCTGGATACATCGTGGAGACTGTCATATAGGGATTTTATCTATCTCATTAATGACATATTGCTGCTTGACGAAAGCAGGCCGTATTTCCTGCAGATTACTGCGACGGCCATTAACGGTGGAGGTGGACTGATATGAAGTATAAATCTCCGTTTTATCCCGTAACAAAAGCGTTTTATGCAGTAACAAAAAACAGTCCGATAGGTTTGGACTGGTTCGACAGCGCAGTGCCGATTACCGAAGTGGAAGAATATTTCAGAAAGCAAAAAGAGTTTGCTTACGGTATTTTAGGCGCCAGCGACGCGGATTGCACCGCTACGGCGCCTGATATGGCGTCGTGGAATATGTCTCTGCAGCTGGAGATCTACAGTAACTATAAAGGCCGCAAAGTGATTGCAGAAAAGCTTGAAGCGCTGCTGAACTATTTAAGCGGCGACACGGGCTGGGATGCACTGCTAAAAGAGCTGTACGCAGACGGATACCAGCTTATCAGCATTAAAGTAGGCTCGCTGCGGACGAATCTACCGGTATATGGTGATACTGGCGTATGGCAGAACGGCGGAACTACTCTTATTTTTAGAATTGATCAAATAGCATGAGGTGAAAAATGGCTGTAACTATCGCAAAAGAAAAATACCCGGCATTTACCGGGGAAGTCGGTGTTTCCGGCAAACGAATTATTTTGTACATCAACTACGGTGCGGGAGCGTCCGAAGCAAGTCCAAAATGGATTAAGTTGGGCGGACTGACGTCAAATACGCACTCCGTGTCTGCCGAGGTCAAAACGGCGCAGACGAAAGATACCGGTTATTGGGCTGACGGCGTTGTGACTTCAAAGACTCACGAGCTGGACGCAGAAGTTGTTATGCGTCGAGATAATGAAGCGCAGAAAGTCATCGAAGAGTTCTTGTATGACGACGCAATTACTGCGGAAAAAGGCGCCCTGCAGTTTGCTATCGTGGACTTAGATACTAAAGAATACATTGTCGGTAAGTACGTACCTACGTCTTGGGAAAAGACGGCAGACGGGGAAGACGTCGTGTCTTACTCACTGAAAGCGACAGGAGTCGGCGCTCCGGTCAAGAAAACAGGTTTTGTAGAGCCCGCGGCCACGCCCGGGCATTAATTTAAAAGGGTAGAGCGGTTTGTTGAGTAAACCGCTCTATTATTTTTATCATGACGCTTGAAGAATTGCAGGAAAAAATAGAAGACTATATCCGAAAAGGGTTTATTACGGATGTTGCCACGGCGTGTAAGCACGCAAAGTATGCAACAACGGATTATATAAAAAGAATGCATCCGAAAACTGCTTTTTCCGGTAAAAATCTTATAACCGCGCCAGATGGTACGTCGGAGATTATTCCGAGCCACTATGCTGTCGAAGTTGATAACGTAACGGCTACCATTTATGCTAATTATTTCGCGCGGTGGTACAATACCGGGGCGCATGGCGGATACATCCGGGGAAGAGGCCCGAGGCAGGGCATGAAAGCTACCAAATATCCAGCTCGAGGGGATTATTTTGGCCGGAATAAAGCAGCCATAGAGACTTATTTTGCAAGTCAAGTAGATGCGTATTTAGAGACGCATATTGAATTATAAATTTGAAATCAACAGTGCCTTAACCGGCGCTTTTTAAATAAAAGGAAGTGCTTGAATGGCAGACGCGAAGATCGTTATAAAGACAGCTACTGACGATGAAGGGCTGAAAAGATTAAAAGCGGCGTTCGCAGAAGGCTCGCAGAAAGCAGCAGAACTCAAACAGCAACTCAAAGATCTAAATAAGACGACTCGCAACGGCACAAAAGCGACGACTGAACAGAGGCAAGCATTAAAAGATCTCAGGATGGCGCTGCACAGTCAAAAAGAAGCGAACGCTGCATACTCGCGTGCTATTAAAGATACTACAAAAAGTATAGAAGCCGCCAGTCAGAAGTCGAAAGAGGCTGCGGGGGGATTTAAGCAATTACTTTCGTCGTTCCGCGGCGGGTCTACAGCGACTACAGCATTCTCTGTCGCGCTCGGCAACGCATTAGTTAGTGCGCTATCAGCGGTTGTCGATATAGCGAAAGACGCGGCCATGCATATAGTAAGTGTCGGCTTGGCTGCGCAGCAAACGACGGCGCAGCTGGGCGCTATAAAAAATAACATAAACAGCGGGAAAGAAACGTATCGCATATTTAATGACCTCGAGCGCGATCTGAATTATGACTCGGCGGCAATACAAGAAATGGGAATACAGCTCCTTGCAATGGGCTATACGGCGCAAGAGTCGGCGGATATGATCCGGCTATGCGCTGACGCAGCGGCAGGTCTAGGTAAGAAGCAAGAAGGCGCAGAAATGCTCGTTACTACGCTTGCGCGCATTAAAGCCACAGGGGACGCAAGCAGCAGGCAGATTATCGCGCTGCAAATGGCCGGCATTAATCTTGATGACGTGTTCGAGTCCGTGGGCATGACCGGCGAAGAAGCAATGAAGGCGCTGGACGATGGAACGCTGGATGCGCAGGACGCTATTCAAGCATTAACCGACTACTTACACCAGTTCGATGGATCAATGGCTAAATCTAAGCAGAATATCATTGACCAATGGGGCGATGTCACTGGAAATATTAACGCGGCATGCGGCGAAATCGGGGCGGCTATACTCGATGCATTTCAGCAGTCTGGGATAGTGCAAGAGCTCATCGATATTACACAAGATCTGGTAGATTTTATTCGAGGGGACGGCCTTGGGGTCTTCACGCTTTTAGGCGATATGGCCGGCGTTATTTTATGGGGGATTGACGCCGTATTGGCAGTAATAAAAACGTCGATAGAAGCCATTTATGTCATTATATATAATCTTGCGATGGGCTTTAGCGAAGTCGGTAAAGAGATCGTTGATTCTATGCAACCGGTCATCGATGTACTCAAAGAAATTTATGATTTTGCAGCCGAGGTATTGCGAATATTAGGCAGGATCGCCAGTGCGGCAGCATCCGGTATCCATCGTCAGTATAAAATAGCTGCTGCGGGCGGCGTTAATAACGACGAAGAGGAAGCGGCATTGGCTAATGCGACGCACGGATTAGTGCGTGAGTCGCAGAGATTTAATTCCGCGGGCAGCTTGGCTAAAAGGTCAGGCGGCGGAGGAGGCTCCCACAGCGGTGGCGGATCAGCTGTAAAAAAGCTGACTGAAGAAGAAAAAGCTGTGGAAGCGCTGATTAAAAAATACGCTGACGCGGATAAACAGAAATGGGCACTGGCTAAATCGGCGGTAGAACTCGCGCAGGTTAGTGTCAAGATGATGACTAAAGAAGAGCAGAAGACAGAAGGTCTGCAAGTAACTCTGCAAGGGCTCAAAAATGCGCATGATCAGTTAGTCGAGGGATACACAAACGAGCTCAAGCTTGCGCAAAAAATTACCGACGCATCTACGCGCGACAAAACGATTAAAGCTATTAACGATCAGATAGACGCGGAAAACAGTTTATACGCGGCTAAAGTAAGAGCGGCGCAGTTCGATTTGGCGTTAAAAAATAACGAAGAAAATACGAAAAATCTGGTAGACAGAATACTCGGTGATCCAGACAGCACAAAATATAAGATAGATCAGATCAAGAAGACACTGCAAGAAAACTTGAAAGATCTTGATACAGTCGTCTCTAATCCGGACGAAGCGGAGGCTTTAAGCGGAGTAGCTAAGCTCTTACAGATGACCCCCGATGCACTGGCAGAAGAGCTAACAGCAAAAGGAGAGACGCTGCAGTCGTTTGTCGATCAGTATAAAGCGGCTTTAGCAGAAGCGGCCGATGCTGAAATTCAGCAGCTGACCACCGCGCAGCAGTGGCACGATAAAATTGTTGGCTATATGAACGATGTCGGTAAAAGTATGGGCAGCGCTATGTCGGATTTTATTACCGGCGCAAAGTCGGGAAAAGAAGCGCTGGCTGATTTTGCTAAGAACATTATTAACACTGCGGTATCAATACTGACCGAATGGCTCGGCGTGTTTGCGATTTATTCTGCATTTCCTACGTGGGCAAGCGGTATGACACCTGCGGATATGGCCAATAAAACGGTGTTTGGCATTACAAAAAAGGCGGCAGGCGGATACATTACCGGCCCGGGTACTGGTACCAGTGACTCTATTCCAGCTATGCTGTCTAAAGGAGAGTACGTTATCCGCTCGGCTGCAGTAGACCGCATAGGCGTCGGGATGTTAAACGCTATTAACGCCGGCGCTACTCCGGAATTTTCGGATGGTGGCGGAGTAGATGATAATGCAGGCGGCGATGTAAATCTGTCTGTATCAGCTTTAGATGCTAAGTCTTTTATGGACTTTTTAAACCGTGGAGGACTCAAGCAAATCAAGCAGGCGCTGCATGAAAACAACCGAAATTTTGCGACAGATAGCGGGGTATGGTAAATGGCTTTGAAAAAGTTTCCGGACATACAAAAAGCGGCATGGAACTCCTCTAAAAAAGAGACTTGGAATACAACAGTGAAAAAAACAGGCTCCGGCCGAAGGCGGGCTATGACGAATCAGTTGTATCCGGACTGGACAATCAGTGTACAGTTTAAACGGTTGACCGATGAAGAGTCTCGTAAAATATTAGGCTTTTGCGCGCTGCAGAAAGGGGCGCTTCTTCCGTTTCTTTGGTTAGATCCGAAGGATTATCAGGTAAAAGGCATACAACTCCCGATGATTTCCCCCGGTAAATATCAAGCAGTTATGCAAGTCGGGGAGTATGTAGAGCCCGCCGCGTATATTGAGAATGCCACTGTTTATCGCAACGACGCAAAAGTGCCGGCATCGGATTATACGATAACGGACGGGGTAATCGTTTTTAAAACAGCTCCGGCTGGCAACGACGTCATTAAGGCCGATTATACGTATTACTGGAAAGTATGTTTTGACGACGACGGACTGGGAATCACAGAATTATTTAGAAACTGGAACGAAACGGGAAGTATCAAGCTGAGGGTAGTACGATGAAGAAAGTAACAACTGACTTAGAAACGTATCTGAATACAGAGAAAAGTTTTACGTCTTGCGATCTGTATGAATTGACACTGTCAAACGGAAACAAATACTACTATGCCGATACAGATCAGGACATTATATATAATGGAAGAACATATCAGCATAATGCGCTGCTTATTAAGCGCAGTCAAATTGACTTGCAGAGTGATGTTTCGGTAGACACATTGACTGTCACGATTTGCGCAGATCCGAAAGACAAAATAGAAAATAAACCGCTGCTAAGAGCAGCTCACGAAGGCGTTCTTGATGGCGCAGTATTAGCGCTAAGGCGCTGTTTCTTCCGTGGGGCATCAGTATTAGGTGCAATCGGACTGTTTGCGGGGAACGTTGAAGTTAAGCACGCAGGCGGCGTGGATCTGCAGTTGTCCGTAAAATCAAAGACGCAAGGGCTGAATATGAAATTCCCGATCCGGAAGTACTATCCGCAGAAAGCGTATAGTACGTCAGGAGAGGGGGTTATCAGCTCGACGGATATAGATAACGCGTCGGTCGTGGCGCCATATGTGCCTTTGAAAGAGATACTTATATGACCGTCGGCGAGAGAATAGCTGCAGAAGCGCGGGCATGGCTCGGAACGCCGCACGTTAATATGGCAAAAGTAAAGGGCGTAGGCGTAGACTGCGGTATGCTGCTAATCGGGGTACTTGAAGGCGCACGGATAATAAAGCCGGACACAATTTATATTGCGCCATACTCTAATATGTGGCATTTATCGCACTCTGAAGAATGGTTTTTGCGGTATGTGCAAAAATACTGTAACGAAGTCCCCGATCTACAAATCGGTGATTTTTTATTGTACAAGTACGGTCGCTGCATATCTCACGCAGCAATATATATCGGGCATGACAAAGTTATTCATGCGTTAATCAATCAAGGCGTGATAGTTACCGAGATAAGTGATGTTATGTTTTATGACCGCCGCGGCTGCCCGCGGCTTAAGTACATTTACAGATGGAGAGGTGCTAAAGTATGAGTTTTTTTAGGGGCCCGAATATTGTTACCCGGGCTAATAAAATCTCAACATTTACAGTTAATACTGCTGAATACGGCACCGCCGTCCCCGAAATTTACGGCACAACGCGTATTGGTGGGAATATTATCTATTATGATGATTTTACCGCGCACGAGCACAAAGAGACCCATCGGGCAGGTAAAGGCGGTGGAAAACAGACTAACATCACGTACACCTATTCCGTGGCGACAATTATCGGGCTCTGCGAAGGTCAGATAGCCGGTATTGGTAGAATCTGGAAAGATAAAGAAGTTTACAATTATCCGTCTGAGGAAGTGGGACTATCCCTTTTCGACGGCGCATCTACGCAGGCGCCGTGGAGTTATGTAGCGCAGCATCATTCCGATAAATCACTTCCATATGGCGGATTGGCTTATATGGCGGGCGTTATCGATCTGGGTGACTCCGCAGCTATGCCGACATACAATTTTGAAGTAAAAGGCAAGTTGCTTAGTACCGGAGACGGTGTTGACGTTAATCCCGCGGATTACATAAGAGCGCTGTTAGACAGAGTTGGATTGTCTGACGTCACTATCGAAAACCTCGACGAGTATCGAAAGTACTGCAAAGAAGCGGACTTGCTGATCTCTACACCGGCAGATGCTGACGAAAGTGCTGTGCGTGATATCGTTAAAGAAATAACAGGGCTCACGAATGCGCATATTTTCTGGTCTAACGACCGGTATAAAATCGTTATAATCGAAGACCGCCCCGCGGGTAACTGGACGCCGGATAAAACGGTGGTCTACGATCTTACGGCGGATGATTTCATCCCGCAGTCTGACGGGGCTCTTGTTACATATCAGCGAAAAGACTCCGCGGATATCTATAATCGTTTTCCTGTTGAGTTTAGTAACCGAGCTAACAGCTATGAAAAAGAATCTGTCGCTTATCAGTTTTCCGAAGATATTGCGAACCACGGGCTCCGTCAAGCCAACGCAATAAACGCCCGGTATATGTACACGAAAGAACGAGCCGTGAAAGTAGCCGAAATGGCCGCGCGCAAGAATAAGTACGGCAGAAACCAGTATACTTTTACTCTTGATTGGGCTTTTTGCAGAATAGAGCCGGGTGACTTAGTACGTATATCAGATACGTATAGCGGAATTGATAAACAAGTAGTCAGGGTGACTGCAGTTACCGAAGACGATAGCGGAATGCTTACAATTACGGCGGTATCTGTGCCTCCGGGAAACTATTCCGCGGCTACGTATGATGTACACGATGTAGATCGACCGTACGTTGAATACAATAAAACGGCTCCGGATACTGTTCCAGTCATATTTCAGCCGCCTGCGGATCTTACTGCCGACGGCCTAGAGCTGTGGATAGCGGCAAAAGGCAAAGCGGACGACTGGGGCGGATGTACTGTGTACGTGTCTGACGACAACACAAATTATCGGACAGTCGGGCAAATTGCAGGCTCCGCGCGGTGCGGTAAATTAACACAGCCGCTGTCGCCGATACCGAATCATCCATCGGGTAATCAAGTATTTGTGACGTGTAACGATCAATTGCTTAGCGGTACGCCGCAGGACGCCGAACGCAAGAATACGCTCTGCTGGATAGACGGTGAATGCATGAGTTACGTTAACGCCAATCTGCAGTCAAACGGCGCGTGGCTGCTATCAGGATTGTACCGCGGCCAGTGCAATACAACAATAAGAATGCACGCTAAAGATACAGATTTTGTCCGGCTGGATAATTCTGTGTTTAAAGTACCGTTTACAAAAGACGATATCGGTAAAAAGATTTACTTAAAATTCTGCTCATATAACATTTTCGGGGCAGGCAATCAGGATCTATCCGAAGTCAAAGCTTACGAGTACACATTGGCACCGTACTACATCCCGCCGGTTACGAATTTAACCGTATATAACCGTTACAGACAGCTCGCGGACGGCGTGTCTCGCTATGACATTGTGGTCAACTGGACGCCGCCCGAATTGCAATCTTACCTGCAGGGTGACGTATGGTATAAGACAAGCAATGGGCAGGCAAAAGATTTGGTCATCAAAGAGGGCACCAAAGGGTCGGAATTAGGTTTTGACGGAGAATGGACATTCGGCGGCAGCGGAAAAGACCAGGTCGTCATTCCGCAGGCCATCGTCGGCGACACCTACTTAATCGCGGTATGCACAAAAGATGAATGGGGCGAATCCACAAGTCCGGACACCTCACCACAGCTTAAAATTCTTGTCGCTCTCAAAACAGAAATCCCGAACACGCCCGACGGATTCGGAATAGACTTCGGGTCTGTCTGTACTGCCAGCTGGAAAGAGGTCACGAATACCGATGTTGCATTTTACGAAGTCCGGACAGATGATAACGCTGGCACTGAAACGGCGGGATTGTTAGCACGAACAAATAACCTGTCTGCGATACTGCCGCTGACCGAACGAAGTGGGAAACTGTATCTGTATGCTAAATCCGCTATCGGCAAATACTCCGCCCCAGCCATTTTGCAGTATAACAAGCAGGTACCGAAAAAGCCCAATCCGCCTGTGCTTACAAGTACAATCGGGGGCTTTGGGCTGACCGCAGAAGCGATTCCGAAAGACTGTGCCGGCATGAACATTTATATAAATGGCACTGACGGGCAGAAGACAATCAAGACAGAAAACAACAGCTACAGTCACACTTGCGGCGCAGGAATCTATGATGTGTCTATTGCTTATTATGACCTGTTCGGCGAAGGCGAAAAGTCAGGAGAAAGCCGTGTCGTTGTCAAAGTATCTATCTCAAAGGATATGATTGATGACGAGGCGGTCAGCCTTGCGAAAGTAGACGCGTTAGTTAAGCAAAAGCTCAACGACGGCGCTATTGCAAAGCAAGACGTAACGACAATTGTCTCTAACCTCGGAAATCTCATGCTTGCAAAAGCCAATTATAGTGCCATAGCACAGATGACAGACGCTATTAATTTGCGAGTACAGAAAGGCGATGTTATCAATCAAATTAACTTGTCACCGACAACAACGACGATTGCAAGTAGATATCTACACGTTGGAGCCGAAACAGTTATAGATAACAACGTCATTGTGTCAAGAATGCTTGCAGCAAAAGCGGTTACAGCTGATAAGCTGGCGGTGACAAGTCTATCAGCAATCACAGCAAATATCGGACTGTTGAGGACAAAGACAAACGGAGCACGAATGGAAATTAAAGATAATTTGATTGAAGCATATGGCTCCGATAATAAGCGATATGTGCGGATGGGGGTGTGGTGATGTCACACGGATTACAAGTCTTTAACAGCAATGGCGATGTTATCACAGATTTAACAAAAAGATTTGCAAAAATCATAGAGAAGAAAACTGTAACCGGAACGGGAGAAATTAATGTAGTGGACTACGGAGCGCCAAATAATAAATTTTGGTATTTTATCGTCTCTCCGTCAACAAGTGATACCGAAGAGATATTCCCAGTGCTGCGCATAACTGATCAAGGTAGAAAAATAATCTGGAAAGGTATAGGAGAACCATTAACTTTTTATTTCGGAGTTTACTGATATGAAATTTTTTGAAATATTAAATCCGGACGGGGCGATTGTGATTGACGATACGTTTAAGAACATTGAACTGTTAGATCACTTCTCGATGTCCGAGTGTCGATTTCGTGCTAAAGATGGCCATCCGTCACACGGAACGTACTATTTGCCGCGGTCAAATCCGAAGGCGACATTAGTCGGAATCAGCTTGAATGGATTAAATAATGTGGCACGCTTTGGATTTTCTGCCAATATCGGCGGGATAGAATTTTATGACAGCCACAGCGGCATAGAAAACTATGGTATAGAACCTGTGAAGAGAGATGATATCGCGAGTAAGTCACACGTTTATCTGTTTGGGTTTGGCGACGATGGGCCGTCGGAACACGGAACGGGGTTAGAGATTTGTAATGCTAACGGGAAGGTCGTGTACAGTTCCGCTAAAAGGTACCTTAATGTACTTGGGTGCGGAAGTGAAAAGAGTGAAACGGTGCAGATGAGTGGTACAACCATCGCATTTACACTCGGCACTGACCACGTTACGAAAATATACGAAAACCATAAAGTAGGAGCAAAAGGAGTTGTATATAATAGATATCCGAGATTTACAGTCAATGAAAATAGTATTTCTGTCGGAATGTTGGAAGCACAAACTGTTTATATACCGGACGATGACGCGCCGGATTGGGGGTGGCACCTAATATTTCACTGTTACTATAATTTCGGTTGGTTAATAGGTAATGTTGTTATTTAAAAGGAGAGAAAAATCATGAAAAGAACATGCAAAGTAAACGGTAAAGTATCTTATCCGCAGAATGATGGAGTTTTAACGACATTCAGCTTTCACAATCCGGAAACAGGCGAAGTCTATGCTATGTCAACAACGTCACAAGAAGAAACCGATGAATTGAACTACGGAGACACGGTCACGCTGGAGATTAAAAAAGTCGAGGTATCCGAATGAAACCGCAAACTTTTCAACATCCGGAAATAAGAGATGAGAATGACAACATCATACAGCCCGGGGCGTTTGGTAAAAATACACCGTTCTGCACGAAAGGAAATGACGGTATCTTAGATTACGTCGCAAATGATCTTGAGTATCTATATAAAAAAAGTGAATCGGCGGATAACGATAATCTCAAAGCGAAGTCATTAGCGGTGACAGGTACGAGTGACCTTAATTTAGTCAATGCTGATACGGTCAAAGCGAAGTCATTAGCGGTGACAGGTACGAGTACAGCACCGACGGCACCGACAGGCGACAGCTCTAAAAGAATTGCAAATACAGAATTTGTGCAAAACACAGTATCCGGACTTGTCGGAGCCGCACCGGAAACTCTTGATACGCTTAACGAATTAGCGACAGCACTCGGTAATGACCCGAATTTCGCAACGACGATAGCTAATCAAATTGGTAAGAAAGCAAATCAATCTGATTTAGAAACCGTGTCGACAAAAGTAGACAAAAAGGCGGAGCAGACGGACTTAGAATCCACGGCGTCGTTTGTCAATCGCCTGCAACGCAAGAAAGCATATAAAATCGGCGATATCGTTTATTCTGCAAAAATGCCGTCATGGGCATATCTCGAGTGCACGAAGGCAGGAACCACAGCGGCTACAGAACCAAATTTGTCAACTATATCGGGGGGGGTAGAAGTTAATGATGGAAGCGTGAAGTGGACGGTCAAGACGGTAACCGCAAAAGAATATGTTGATGAAAAATTTGATAATTACGGACGGATGGAAACAATTAATGCGACTATAGACCCACAATACGTTGAAAATTTATCGTGTGTAAAAATAAAAAACATAGTGCATCTTTTTGTACGAATGAAAGGTGCAAAGGAAGGTCTCATTGAAATTGCATCGGGGCTACCAAAATCATTTATAAATCTTGAATTTTATGCCACTATAAACAACAGCAACGGTAAAGCTGTACGATTGACAATAAATACAGACGGTAAACTATATCTCAGTTATACGGATGAATATACTACATCGCCAGGACATGAATCTGTTGCGTGTTTAGTATATTTAACAAACGATTGAAAGGAGTAAACAAAATGCAGGAAATCACAGATGGAAGCGCAAAATTCCGAGTAGTAGACAAGAGATTAAAAGCGATGATTGACATACTCTATCCGATCGGGATAGTAGTAACGACAGCAACGGATGACGCACTAAAGCCGGGTGAAGCAGACGGGCTGGCGCAATGGGAAGAAATCGCACAAAACAGAGTTTTGCAGGGTGCGGAAAGTGGCGCCGGCGGAACAGTAGAAGCAGGGCTGCCGAACATAACCGGATACATAATAGGGTATGGTGGTAGAACAGGATTTGGAGGGGCAGGCGGAATGGCTTATCTATCTGATGAGCAAGAAAGAATCCCGTCGATGGGAGATATTGTTCCGGGAAATACGTCTTCGTTAAAAGCAGTGCTTGACGCGTCAAAATCAAACAATATTTACGGGAACTCAAGCACTGTACAGCCACCCGCGTATAAAGTACATTTTTGGAAAAGGATAAGTTAATCATGACATTTTTTCAAAAATTAAAAAGAAAAATCCGTAGATACAGCAAGCCACCGTATCTGTGGGGTGGATTCGTCACATGTGTTTTTGTCTTAGACTTGATAGACTTCGCGGAATACTTCTGCCGGACAAGTCTCAATCTCTTGGACAAATGGGAATCGAAAACGGTCGTAAGCGTTGTGCTGATGTACATTCTTTCGTTCATTAACAGCTCATACGGCGTCGTGCTCAACGCTTATCTCTGGTTGATTATCATTGACATCAGCACACGCTGGCTCGCCATCGGGTATCAGTATCTTGTAGATAAAGGCATGGATCCTGACTACTTGACAACCCGTGAGAAGCTGTATGGCATTGTTCTTGCGTTCAGCGCAAAACGGCTGAAATCGAAGATCATGCTGTGGGGCTTTCTGACAAAGTTTATTCTCTTCACAATTTTAATTCTCACGGCTTCGCAGATTGATACCGTTTTATCAGCAATTGAGATTCCGCTTTCGTGGCCGGTGCTTAAATTCATGTTCGGGTATATTTGCTACAACGAGATTTTATCTATCTGCGAGAACCTACGGGACGCGGGAAATCATCATATCGACAAGTTGATAACATTACTCGATAATAATATTTTTGCAAAACTCAAGAAATAACCGCTGAAGGGCGGTTTTTTAGATGGAGGCACTTATGACAATAGAAGAATTTAAACAAGAGCTTATCGATAAACGAAGCTATTTTTATCAATTCCCGTGGCCGGCAACGACTTACGGGCACTGGACGGCTGGACGGTATTTTACGACATTTAACGATTATCATTTTAACGTTGACGGCGACGGAGAGATTATCTACACAAGACCATTAGACGAGGTACCACGGGCAACATATCACAGGAACACAGGTAGCATTGCCATCGCTCTGTGCTGCTGCTACAATGCACGCCCGAACGACTTGGGCGAATACCCGCCGACGGAAGCGCAAATTGAAACGCTGGCGAAGATGTTTGCGGTTATCGCAGAGGTTTTCGATAATCCAATTGATCGCGAACATTTTATGACACACGGTGAAGCAGCTAATGATGACGGCTACGGACTGTACAGCGGAGATCCCGACTGCCGCTGGGATTTAGAGCAGCTCTGTAACGGAGATGAAATCGGGACCGGCGGAGATATTATCCGGGGGAAAGCACAGTGGTATTTGGAAAACGAGGTGCAAAATGAACTATCAGGAAAAAGCAAAACAGATTGTTATCGATTACTACAATGAACATGTAGAAAAAACGGACAATAAAAAATTGACAGAAAGTGAAGTTTTTATCGTATGGTTTAGTAAAACATTGCAGAACTGGAAAGCGTTGATAAGCACGACAATATCCGATGGAATGTACTACGAAGTCACATACAATGGTGACAAAAAAGAAACATATCTTGATGCATATAAAAAGTGGGAAAATGTTTGTGTAAAAAATGTGGAGGACTGATGATGTGGAAAATAAGAAAAGGGCTTATTTTATTGGTGGTCTTGCTTTCCTTGTGGTTATCGCCATTGTTATCTGGTTCACATGCGCAGGCAGAAGCACAGTACACGATCTCCGAAACGGATCTAACGACATTAGAAACGAACTTGACAACGCTCGAACAGCACAGCAGGGACAAGTCGATACTCTTAGACAAGCAAGCGAAGCAACTGAACGAAGCGCAGGAGCAATTGAAAATAGTGAACAAGCAAATCAGGAAATCTCAAGAATTGAACGAACAGATGCAGAACTCATTAGAGAAAGCAAATCAATACTTGAAAGAGTACGAGAAAGAGGCAGAACGGAAAATAAGAATTAAAACTCGACAAAGAAATCTATGGATAATGACAACAGTAGTAGCCGTGGGAGCGGCCATCTCCCGAAGGTGATCCGGTATCTACGAAACGGGGCGGGAAACCGCCCTCTTTTTTTATATGTTAATATAGAATAATGTTATAGTGCAATGTGTTATAAGTCATTGACATATAGTTCATTGTACTATATACTATATACAGAAAAAAATATGGTTATTAAAAACAGGAGGAATAAAATGAAACTTGAAACGGAAGAACTCAAAAAATATGAATTTACAGGAGAGGAAAACACGTATAATGGAAACACCGTCCGGAGAATTCGAGCAATCCGGGATTTCGGAAATATAAAAGCCGGTGATCTTGGTGGCTGGCTCGAAAAGGAAGAGAATCTCTCTCACAGAGGCAATTGCTGGGTCGCGGATAATGCTACAATCAGGGGAGATGCGCGTATACTCGATGATGCTGTGGTTTCCGGAAATGCTACCGTATACGGACGTGCCATAATACGAGATGGTGCTCGCGTATACGATGGGGCACTAATATACGGAAACACATCTATCTACAGAAATGCTCAAGTATACGGAGATGCTACTGTATACGAGGGTGCCGAGGTCAATGATAATGCTAAGGTATTTGGCGAAGCTAAGGTGTATGGAAACGCTCAAATATGCGGAAACGCACAGATATACGGAGACGCATCTGTATACGGATTAGCAAAAGTTTTTGGAAATGCGAAAGTACATGGATTTTCAAGCTTCGGAGAAAGAATATTAATAGGATCTGACGGTAATATTGAAGAATATAGAGATTATATGTCAATATCCGGACTGGGAAGGTCATGGGGCATGCATATTACATTTTACAGAAATCAAGACGGGGGGATTTCAGTAGCAACCGATGACAGTCCTGACGATACTTATTCCGGAACAATTTCAGAATTCCGCAAAAAAATAAAGACTATATATTATGGCCAATATTCTTACGAAGGAACTAAATACGAAAAAGCGTATAACACAGCAGCCGATTTAGCGAAAATTCAACTCAGCGAAGATGCAAAATAA